TGTTTACATCGCAGTCAATGACTACGGGGCCTCTTGTGGAGGCGGACGTGGACCGTGGCGGTCCAAGTCGGAGGGGATGAAGGACGTAGAGGTGGGCCAGAGGTGGTGAGGGACGGGCAGGCCGTCCGGGTCTGGGCCGGGATCCACGATGACCACAGCATGCTGTAGTGAAACAGTCACGCGGCGTGTGCGGGATTCGGTGGGATCGCCACCCTGGCACTCGATCCAAGCCTTTGAGAAGCTTCGCTTCACTGCAGTGGCCCACTCCAGGATTTCCTGGACCTGTTTCTTTCGGTTGGACTGGTTGAGTCGACCGTTAGCTTCAGGTGGGAGGGTGAGCCATTCATCAGTTGGACCAGCACTCATGAGGGCGCGAGCGCGCCCCTCGAGTGTAGGGTACTTGATGTAGCAGTGTACCTTTTCGGACAGGGTGTCTTCAAGCTCAGTGAGGCAGCGAGGCTGCTCAGAGGCGAGGACAGGTTTGAAAAGGTACCCATGGGACGTGAAACCCGATCGTAGGCTCAGTTCGTGAAACTTCTCAGTTTCTCGGATAGAGCTGATGATCTGGGTCTTCAGGTCGTGGGAGGGCGAGGTTGGATGGAAGCGCAGGTGGCGGGGGAGAGGTTCCCCGTCGCTCTGGAGGAGGCGAATGCGTCCAGCGAGAATTCGCTGGAAGGCGGTCACAGGATGATCGTTGAGGAACTGTGGGGAAAGGCCGACCTTTGATAGGCCGAGACCCCCAAGTTCGATGTCAACGAACGGGTTCAGCTTGGCCTTGTGGCCAGCATCGAACGAGTCCATGTGATCGCGATTCAGGTCAATGAATAACCTGTTCATTGCCTCGGGTTGAGCGCTGGTACCGAGTATTTCCCGTTGGATCAACTGATACGTCCTTCGGTGATCCTCAGAATACTCACCTACCATCTCCTTCTGAAGTTGTTCGAGTTCAAATCGATTACGAACAAAATCAGGTCGTAGGAGACCGTAGTTTGTGACTTGCAGTTTCGTGAGAGTTCCTCCTTGTGAGGCAACAAAAACTTCCGAATTGATGGTCATGAAATGCGGTGAGAAGTAGTTCTTCCCAACAGATTTGATGAAACCCCCGCGCCCGATCACGGCAGACCAGTGGTCGTAGAAGGGACGGTCGGCATAAAAGCCGATATCATCTCCATTGACCAAGACTGGGAGGCTGTCGAGGATCTGTGGGGTGGGGCGGGGATTGAGAACCATCTGTGTATCTCGG